TGTTGCCGTGTGCGGCGTGAGCATCCCACGCCTGCCAGGATTGCAGGATTTCCTCACGGGTCACAAGACCAGTGGGGTATTCCTTTTCCCACCTGCGGAGTTTGGCGCGCATCTTTTTCACGCTGCTGTGCCGCAGCTTGCGGATGACCTTGCCGCTGTCCGTGAGGTAGGTGTGAAAACCAAGAAAGTCCATCCCATGTCTAAGCGGGAAAATCTGTGTTTTCTCATTGAGTTCCAGACCAAGAGATGCCATAAATGCCTGTATTTCCGTGAGGCAATACTGCAAATATTCTTTGTCCGGGTGGATGAGGAAAAAGTCATCCATGTATTTGCCATAGTAGCGGATATGGAGCTTTTCTTTTACAAAGTGGTCAAACTCATCCAGATAGTACAAGGCAAACAGTTGGCTTGTCTGATAACCAAGCGGCAGACCGTCTGAGCAGTCAACATAGACACACAAAAGGTCATAAAGCGCAGGCTCAAGGTCCAGCTTTTTGAGCTTTTCCTTGAGCCTGTCATGGTCGATGCTGGCAAAGAAATGCCGCACATCGCATTTGAGCACCCAACCGTCTGCGGTGTGGTTTTTGTTCCAGTAATCGGTTAAAAATCCTTTGAGCCTATCCAAGCCAAAGTGCAGTCCCTTGTTTTTCTGTGAGGCGTAGTTGTCCAAGATAAAGCTGTTGGTAATACGCTCATAGAGGATATTATCCACCACAGCGTGCTGCACAACCTTGTCCACAAAAGCCGGAGCCTGCACAAGCCTTTTCTTTGGCTCATAAACATAGAATACACGGAAAACACCGGGGCGGTATGTCTTGGTGGTCAAGATATACACAAGGTTGACGATGTTTTCCAAAAGATGCACCTCATAGTGTGCGGTTGCGGCTCTGGAGCGTTTGCCCCGGCGTGCCGCAAGGTATGCTTTGTATAGCACCTCAAAGGTGCATATATCGGTAAATTTGTTTTCCAAAATGGGCGGCCTCCTGTCTGTGCTTTGGCTGGCCGTCCTCTCATTGTGCGCCGTTCTGGTGCCGGAGCAGACAGGACCAGCAGCGGAGCACCCGGTTTTGCCGGATGCCCTGCATCAGCGCAATGTGTTTGTCTTGGATGCTCCAAGACGGGATGTGACCTCCTTTGATGCGATGGACGGCGCTGCTTTCGGCTTTGGGCCTACTCGGTCGGACCTTACCATCAGAGCGGGACGAGACCCGTTGGTATTGTTGCAGTTGTTGTTGTTGACATTGCCATTGGTGTTCAAGTAGTAGGCGTTGTTGGTGTTGTTCGTGTTCGGGGAGGAAAGATATAAACAGGTCACACCCCAATATAACGGCTCATGGCCGGTATATCCGTTTATGAATGTTTCACCATAGCCTCAGCAATCTGCTGTGCCATCTGGCTCATTTTAGCAAGTTCCTGGGCGCGCTTTGCCTCACGCAGAGCCGCCGCACGGTTTCCGTCATTGCGGCGCCAACTAAAGGCTTTTTGCCGTACCGGGCGGACGAGCTCCGCCCAATAGTGGCACTGGTCACCCGTGATGTACTTTTTCTTGAAACTGAGGTTGATGTGCTGGAGCATGGTGTCACAGGCAACCAGCACGGCATCAAGGTCTTTGAGCCTGTCCTCAAAATCCGTTTCAAAATATCTGCCGTCTGCGGAGATACACTTTTCCAAAATGGTGGTTGCACACTCCTCAAGACGGGCGCACAGGTGAAATGTCTGGCTTTTCGGAAAGTGCGGCTTTCCGTCATCACGGATTTTCTCAAACAGTTCTCTTTCCGCAAGCTGCCCGTTTTCATGCACAAGAGCCTTGATTTTTCTGTATTCCGGCTCTTTGGTTTTCACCCTTTGGATGGTGTAGTCCAAGAGGTCAACCGCCAACGGGATGATGTCATAATTAGGCATTAAAACTCAATCCTTGCATAGTTTTTGTTCCACACGCCCGTCACCACCAGACCTGTGAGGTTTGCAAAGCTGATACTGAAAGAGTTGCCGGTGATATTCGTGCCGTATTTCAACTCAAGCGTTGTGAGGCGGCTGTCAAGGCCTGATATGCCGGACAAAATAGAGGGGTGTGCCTCTGTGTTTGCATTGTGCGTGCTGACACCGGATGCAATGCGTGCATCACTTTCCTCTTTGGTATAGGCATCCCCCACCTGCATGGAGTTAAGTGCAAGCAGGCGGATGTCAGCGTGGCTGGAGCCGCTGGCGTTGTGCAGTGCAATAGCCTCATTAAGTTCCTCTTGGCTGATGGTATCAAGAGAGGGGTTGATGGTAAACTCCACCACGGATGCATCCGCCACAATGATGTGCATGACCATTGTGAGCTTGCCGGACACGCCGCCGGAAATGGCAACCTTTTCTGTGTCCGGTGTGTTGCAGACAGCAATCAATGTGCCGTCCTTGTTGAAAAGGCCCATTTCACGGATAGTAAAGCCGCCCACCTCATCGTCAATGACGATTTTCACATCAAGCATGTTAGGCGTTGAGGGGTTGAGTTCTGCGGCGGCAATTTCGCCGCGCCAACATTCATGGACAAGATGCTCTTGGTTGACGGTCGGCTGATAATACGCGCCGTTGCCGTCACCGGCCGCTGCCTCTGAAATGACAAGCTGGCCGCCGTTGACAATGCAATCCGCAATAATAGCCGCACCTTTCGTGGTGATGATGGTGCCATAGGTGTTAGACATCGTTTATACCTCCTGTTCTTTCGGATAAATCTCAACGGTTGCGTGGTATTCCAACGCGCCCACCATTGCGGCGGAGCCGTTGCTTTCAATGTTGTTGATAATGTGGGGCCATACCTCCATATAGTTGGACATCTCATTGCAGGCACCGTGGGTAAGCGTGCCGTAGGACTGCAAAAAGGCGGTCATAAGCACCCGCATATTGCTTGGGCGGACGGCAAGCAGCATGTTTAGGATTTCCTGCGCCAAGCTGTCTGCATCCGGCAGAGCATTATAGTCAAGCTGGATGTTGATGGTATAGTCCGCCACGATTTCCTCATGCCCTGTGGGGCCGCAGATGCTTGTGAGCCAGTTCTTTAACCACGGCAGCGTATAAGGCAGTTCCAAGTTCCACATTGCCTTGATGCGTGCCCTGCGGGTTTCCAGTGTGTCTGTGTCTTTGGGATAGATTTTAAGCTCACGCTCCCACACGGAAAGGCCCGTGCTGTCTGCCGTGTCCAAAAACTGGTTTGCCATAACAAGGCTGAGGGCATCCCACGCAAGGGAGATTTCCGGCTCATTCGCCTCATTGATGGCTTGAAACTCCATGACTTCACGGAGCACCGGGGGCAGGTAGTCAAGGAGTTTTCTATCCATCCACAACCACCCCTCTCACGGGGATGCTGTCAGCATCCAGCACAAGGTTTTCCTCCTTGCCGTTTATTTTCGTGCCGCCAATGTCGGTTATCATGGTAGAGCACTCGGAGAGGATGCGGCTTTCAATCTGTGATATGCGGACGGTCAAATGTTCTGAGGTTTCCCACGCTTTGGCAAGTTCCTCAAAGTAATCATCAACCACGGTTTCCACATAGCTTTTTACCGCCGCCCAATTCCAACCGGAGGAATAGGTTAGGTTGAGGGTGATGTTGACCGTTTCCGGCGTTACGCCCACTACATTCACCACATGACCGATGGGGGCAAGGCCAAGACCCTCTCCGGCGTTTTGGGTCGGGTCAACGGTGGTCTGCACCTTATTGAGCAGGATGCTGGATGGTGCTTTGTCATTGGATGCCATAATGACCAGCTTGACGGAGCCACCAACGGTCAACTGCTTTTGGCTTGCCGCCGTATAGACCGCCGTGAGCCAAGCCGCAGCATCCGCATCCAAAGTGCCGATTATTCCCGTGTACCACGCTGTCACAGCGGCGTTTGGGATAAGGTCGGAGGGGTTTATACCCCCATTCCAGACGGGGTGCACCTTGACAGCGCTGACACCCTCCAGAGCGCGCACCTTTTCGGTATAGTCCGCCTGGTTGCCGCCAAACGCCTGAGATTGGAAACTGTCAAGCACACGCTGGCGGAAAGTTTCCGTTTCCTCCTCATCGTCACCGGGGATAAGCAGCTCAACCAGTTCCGCATGGGTCAAGCCGTCCATATATTCAATAGGGATGAGAGCGCCGGCATAATCATTGGCAGCAGCGCCGGCTGTTTCACAGGTCACTTTATGGCTGAGGCCGGTGTCTGTGTCGGCGGTGGTGCTCATCCGTTCTGTCACAGCAAAGTTTAGACCCTCGCAGGAGAAACGGGTGCCAACCGGCACCTCAATGTTAAATTCCGCACGAAAAACCGCAGCACTTGCCGGGTACGGCTCCATGTTGCGGTCAGCGGCTCTCTTTATCAGATATTCACGGGGTGCTGTGGCAATGTAGGTGGCGCTGAAAACAAAGTCAAGCCCAATATAGAGTTGGGCAAGCTCTGCCATAGACGGTGCCACGCCGTTCATCACCATAGAGCCCTCACGCTTGTCAAGGGCGGAGGAAACTCTTGACAGGGCGCTCTTGACAAGCACCTCATAGGTTTTGCTTTCAAACATCGTTAGATTTCAACCTCCTTTTCTGCGGTCAAGTCACCATAGATGGTGTTGACCGTAAATTTGGCACGCACGCCGCGCCCACTTGTTTCAAAACTCCAGTCATCCACACCTGTAATGCGGTCATCCTGGGTCAGAGCCTCGGTGATGCGGCGCTTGATTTCGCTCATAGCGTAGTCCCTCGGCGTGCCAATAAGGTCGGACAGTTCTGAGCCGTAGTCACGGGAGTAGATGGGGAACGCATAACGCTCCACATTCAAGATGAGATAGACCGCTTGCAAAACCGCATCCTGCTCATCCGTCATGCCTCCCACGCGCCCACGGTCAATGTCCAGCTTATGGGTATATCCGGGTTGACTTTCAACTGCAAAACCGATGAGGTCAAGGTCATCCCCAGTTGTCGGTAATGTTGCCATCACGGTGCCTCCCATCTGTCTAAGACTAAGAATTTTTGCCCACCGTCACAGCGGAGCAAAATGACTTTTTCTCCTGCCTTGAGGGCAAGATGCACACGGTAGGACTTGCGCCCCTTGTATGCGTGATTGTGGGATGCAAAAGAGGCATCCCCGGAGCCTCCGCTTGTGTTCTCCGTCCGGTGGTCAACTGTCATCTCAACTGTGAAATCACGGACATTGTTGGTGAGCATCAGTTGTGCCTCTGTCAAGGTCTTTTTCTGGTCAACCTGGATTTTAAGCGGAGAGGCGGAGGTGACCGTGCCAAAGCATACGCTCATAGGGCCGGATGCCTGCACGGCCTCCACAGCCGCCTGCTTGACGGCTTTGACAAGCTGGTTAATATCAAGTGACAAATGTACCACCTCGCATTTTGAGCTCCATGAGGTGCATCCCGTCCTTGAAAGTGTGCTTGCACTGTTCCACCATGAGATAGTTGGACACATTGATGTCACCAAGTCCAAGCATGACCACCAGCAGCGTGCCTGCCCTTACACGGATGTCACCAAGGACATCCTTGAGCCGCAGGGTGCGTGTTTTGGTATTGTAGAGGTCAAGCAAGGCATCCGCCATTGCTTTGGCATTGCCGTTGCTGTCCAACTTCTCATAATACTGGAGCACACCCCACTGGTTGATGTGTGAGCTGTCCTGGGCAATGTAGACCTCACGCTTACCGGTGTCCTTGTTCTCATAGGTCAGCTTTACCTTGTCATAGGTTTGGGATGCAATGGAGCTTGTATAGTCGTAGTCACCGGCGGTGTCCTCATCAATGAGCACACCCAATTTCATGTTGCCGATGCTCTTTAGGGTCAGCTTTCCAACATCATCATAGAGCACAAACATTTTGCCGGTGGCTTTGAGTGTTGCATCCAAAGCGTTCTGGATGATGTCAAAAAGGGTTTGGTTGTCCTCCACACGGCTTGCAATCGTGTGACCGGTGCTCTCAATGTCACCAATATTGAGTTTGAAATCCTCCGCAATCATCTTGATAAGGTCGCGGGCGGTTTTGTTCTCATACACATAGGTGTCCTTGTTTTTCAGATAATAAAGCTGGTCGTATGCTGTTACTTGGATAACAGCCGGATTGCTGCCCTTGCGGGATTTTTCAAACACAAAGCCATAAAAGATGGGGGTGCCGTCCACGGAAAAACGGCACGGGTCCCCCTCTTGAAAGCTGAGGCCATCGGTCTTGACCACCTCAAAGGTCATCTTGCCCGGTTGCCCCTGGCGCTCCCACTCAATGGTGACATCCTCCACCACGGGAGGGAGCATTGCATTGGCCCCGTGTTGTATCAGCAATTCACAACTCATGGGATGGTAAACACCTGCCCAGGATAGATGAGGTTGGGGTTGCTGATTTTATCCGTGTTTGCTTTGTAAATCTTGGTGTACTGAGCGCCGCTGCCATAATACTTGGATGCGATTGCCCAGAGCGTATCACCTTTCTTTACGGTGTAGGTCTTGGTTTTGGGTGCGGTGCTGGCATCCCGTTCCTTTTTGACAGAAACGGTTGCCTTTTTCTTTTTTGCGGCCGGCTTTTCCACAGTAAATGTCTTTGTACCGTAGGCACGCCACTGCTTAAGGTTGACATCCACACTGACATCAAGCCCCTCCTTGGCCTCCTCCACAATGTTGTAGTCCTCAACGCTCACTTTCATGTTCGTGTCATAGAGGCTCCGCCCGTTCGGTGAACGGCGCACCATGATAAACCTTGTGGTGCGCTTGTCGGTTTTCAACTTCTCAAGGATGCCAAGGTAATACTCCGGTGACCGGGCGGCAGAAAGCATAGGCAGGGTAAACGGCACCACAATCTCTGTCAGACCCGGCACACGGAGAAAATTGATTTCACCCTCGTTTAAGAGGGTGATGGTTTCGTTTTGGCCTTTTATCTTTACTGTGAGTTTTTCCGGTGTCGGCCATTCCACACCGTCCAAGTAGCAGGTGTAACTCATTATTCATGCACCCCCTCAGCGGCGGTCACAAGGGCCTCGGTAAAGCCGTCTGTGAGCTCCGTGATAATTCCGTCAATATCGGCACTGCCGTCAATCTTGTTGGTCATGCCGGTCATGTCAATCTTGACCTCTGCGGTGGTGAAACGGTTGATTGCATCACGCTCCGCAATGTCACGCAAATACTCCAGCTCCTCATCCGTAACAGATAAGCTGTCAGCAATGCTCCCGGTATCACCGGCAATACTGCCGACATCGCCCATCATGCTGGACATATCAAAGCCGCTGCCGTCACCCATGTTGAACATGCCGCCAATTTTGTCCTCAACGCCGGCGCCAAAGTCATAGCCTTTGCTCCAGGCATCGCCATACTCAAAACGATGGTCAATGGTCGGTGCCTCACGGTCAAGGGTGATGGAGTTTTCATTCTTGCCCCATGCAAGCACCTTGTCCTGCAAGGCGTTTAGTCCGCCTGTCCAATCGGTGCCGAAAATAGCATCAATGATTTTTGTGACAACCTTGCCCAAAGACAAAAACCAAGAGATGATGTTGCCAATGAGGTTTGCCACGGCATCACCAAAGCTGTTAAAGCCGCCGTTGCATACATTCAAAATCCATTCAATGATACCCAAAAACGGCTCAACAAAGATGCTCCAGATAAACTGGATGATGGCATTGAGCAAGCCTATGACGGTGTTGCCGATGATTGCGGCAAGCACCAGAACAGCACCGCAGATGATGCCCGTGGCGGATGTGCTTGCACCCGTCACTCTGTTCACGGCGGCAACCACAGCGTAGATGAGGGCAATGAGCAGAATGATGCCCATAATGATAAGGAAAACAGGGTTGAGTGCCATAACGGCATTAAAAGCTGTCTGCACGGCAGTCCACACTTTGGTTGCCGCCGCAACGCCCTTTGTAGCGATAAGGTACACTGCAAGAGCCGCCGCAACGCCCAAAACAAGCGGACCTATAATCTCAATGTTGTTGGCAAGCCAGTTTATGAAAGTGAGAACGGGCTCAAGAGCCTGCAAGGCAATGTTGCTCATCATTGTCCACACCTGCGCCCAGGTCATGGGCATACTTTCAAACTTTGCGTTGGTTTCATCCGCAACGGAAAACAGGGCATTTTTAACCACCTGTGCGGTGACCTTGCCCTCCGCTGCATATTCCTTGATGGAGCCCTCCGCAACGCCCATATACTGCTCAATGGCTCTGGCAATACCGGGGGCGCTGTCAAGGATAGAGTTTAGTTCCTCGCCTCTCAGTGCGCCGGCCGCCATCGCCTGTGTGAGCTGCACCATAGCGTTGCTCTGTTCCTGGGCGGTTGCGCCGCCGATGACAAATTGCTTGTTGACCTGCTCCATGAACGCAATAACTTGGTCCATGTCGTGGTCAAAGGCGTTTCCAGCGTTCAGTCCCAACTTGGCAACGGCAGATGCCGTGTCAAGGTAGGCGGAGCGTGAACGGTTGGCAGAGGCCATGATTTTTGCCTCCAACTCATCCACGCTGCCGCCATCTGTGACAAGCAGGTTAAGACGCGCCTGGGCGCTGGTCACATCATCGGACAGGGTGACAAGTTTCTGCACGGTTGCAATGCTTGCAATACCGGCGGCTATGCCGGAGATTTTTCCCATCAAGCCGTCAGCCTTAGAGCCCGCTTTCTGGAAATTGTCCGCCATCTTGTCCAGTTCTGCGTTGGCACCTACTAATTGGGAGCGTGCGGCAGCAAATTGGGCAGAGTTGATAGACTGCCCGGAGGCACGCTGCATTTGTTCAAACGCATCCAGTGTGGTGGTAAGTGCTCCGGAGATTTTTCTCAATACAGATGTCATGCCATCATTGAGCACCATCTGTGACCTAATTGTTGCCACTGTGTCACCTCCCTTTCAAAAGAGTTAATGCTTTTTGCCCATTTTCGCCTTGCTTTCCAGCTTTGCCTTTTCTTTCCGTTCCTTGTCGCATCGGACGGATATGGAGGCAATCACAAAAGCACGCTCTGCAACGGGCAAATTCAAAAATTTGGACGGCTCCCAGCCAAACTCCTGCAAACAGTAGTGTGCATAGTTCGCCTCCGGGTCACCGTCCTCTATCAGTTTTTTGCATCGTCAACCAGTTCATCCTCGGTCTTAAAGCCGTTGACCTGGAAAACCTCCGTCATGTAGTCATCAAACTCACCGCCGATGAGCATTTTGCCAAGCAGTTCCTCCGGCTTTGCAACGCCCCAATCGTTCTGGAGTTCGGCGTTGTTAAGGTCGGGGAACACCGTGCAGCGGGCGCACACCTTGGCCTGGAAAGCATAGGTGTCAAGCTGCTGTGTGTACTGATTTTTCTTGCCGGGGATAGGCACCTGCTTGATGCAGGCAGCACGGATGCGTGCATATTCATCTGCGGAAATGCAGCAGATTTCCCAGGCCATCGGCTTGCCGTCCTCCCCCTTGAAACGGGGAGAGGCGGCATAGAAATGGTTGGTGATAGGCGCTACATTGGAGCGCATAAAAGCAGATAAAGTTTTACTCATGGGTGTATTTCCTCCTTTTTGTCAGTCCTTACATATAGGACGGGTTGGTGTACTTTTCCGGGCGGGTAAAGCCGTCACAGTAGCCCTCAATAGACTGCTCGACAAAATCACCCTCCGCATTGAACATGGAAAGCATCACATCACCGTCCAGCACACAGTTGTTATAAATCTTGGAGCTCCTGCCAACGGATGTGGCGGGGTCCTCGTTTGAGGTCTGAATATCAAAAGTTGGCATCACGCCGGTCTTGATAAACTCCTCCACCACCTGGTCAAAGATTTCCGTACACTTGTAGACGGTCATGGAAAACGCAAGGGCAACGGTCTGGGCCTTGTGCCCAACCACGGGACTGCCCAACTTGTAGACCTCTTTGGTGTTGATGGATGCCTTGCCCTCAAACTCCTTTGCCATCAGCATGGAGTAGCGGGTGCCGTTCAGTGTCACAAAGCACTCAGCAAAGTTGGCGCTGACAGCATCCTGTGTGTTCATCGTATTATTGAGCATGTGTCAATCCCTCCTTACTGAATAATCACGCTCATATAGAGCTGGCTCATAGCGTTGACAATGTTGAGGCCGTTGATGGTGCAGAGCACCGCCTTTTTCTTGTCACCCTGTTCACAGGTCACGCTGTCTGTGTCAAAGTTCTCAATGGCGCGGATTTTCTCAAGCTCCTGGATGAGCTTGACAATATCGCCCCAAAGGGATGCGCGCCCAGAGGCATCGTTGGGAACGGTGCCCACATAACGGGTATTGAACAGCACCGCCACATCATTGGCAATCTGGTCACACACCCGGATAGTCTGGTTGCTCTGGAACACCTCGCCCTTGGTGTCGGTGAGGGTGAGCAGTGTGTTGATGTCCTCAAGCACACGGACAGCACCGTTGACATTGTGGAGCATAAACTTGCCTGCCTTGATAGCCTGCTCAAGTTCCGCCTGCGTGTATTCGGTGTCAATGATGAGCTCACCGTCATACTTGTAGTTGGTGAGGGACTTGTTGACTGCAACGCCTGCGTGTGCGCCGGTTGCCCAATACACAAGGGCGTTTTCGTCCACGCCGGAAATGGTGGCGTGGCTTGCGGTGTTCCACACACCAATCACGCCCTCATAGTCAACGGTGGACGGCTGCCACGCAATAAGCTGGAATTTTGCACCAACCTCATCACGGACACGCTCCGTATAGGCGGCATAGAGTTTGACCGTTGTGGCATCAGAGGCAGGGCAGCAGAGGGCATTGAAAGAATACGCCTCAATCTTGTCCAAAAACGCCTGGTGATGGTCACCTGTGATGCTGGTGATGTCGGTGCCGCCAGTGAGTGCCACGCCTGCGGTGGTGCTGAGCTGTGCGGAACTCTTGAACACCACATAATCATTGGTGGCAAGGCCCTTTGCATCGGCAACCGTCTGGGTTTCAATGCAGGTGCCGTCAAGATAGGTGCCGACATCCCACAAGTCCCCGTTGTCCACATTCGCCGCAATTTTGATTGTGATGTCATTGCCGCGCGCGCCGGGGTATTTCGCCTCCGCAAAAGTATTGGTTGCCTTGTTTGCGCCGGAGCCTAAACGGTAGCAATACACTGTGGTGGCGTGCAGGAAAATCTCACGCAGTGCCAACATCTTGGGATGGTCATACGCATAGCCAAAAATAGCCTTGCTGTTTTTCTGAAATTCTCCGGAGGTCACAGCAAAAACCTCATTTTCGGGTCCCCAACTCAGCTTAAAGGGGGCCGCCGCATATCCTCTGTCGGAAAGCGTTGCGGATGCCTTTGCCACGCTGGAGAAAACAACATAAGTACCGGGCAAAACCTTGTTCTGGGTCAGCCAGGTGCCTCCTCCAAGAGCCATATTATCTCACCTTGCCTTTCTTATAGTCTGCAATCAGCTTGTCCACCTGTTCCAAGGTGTAGGTTTCGCCGTCATTCAGCAAGGCGCTGATTAAATCCTTGCTGTTGGCGTATTTCTGGGAGCGTGAAAGCTGCTCTTTGGAATAAGCAGCACCCACGGCTCCGGTATTGGTCTTTGCCATAGGCTTTATCCCTCCTGTTCAATTTTCAGAGTGTCCATAGCCTCCTGCACCTGCGGAATGTAAACGCAGTGAGCATACTCCACAAAGACATGCAGCACATTGTCCTGCATCTGCCACTTGAGGCTTGAGGCGTGGATGATGTCACCCTCCGGGGTTGTGATGCTGTCCAAAACACCCATAAGCCGGTGCGCCACATCGTAGCACTCCGCAGTACATGGGCGTGCTTTCGGGTAATAGAGGACATCCAGAGAGGGTGTCCTGCGGTAGCGGTGCCCCACCTCTTTTGTGTGGTCTGCTCCCGGCATGACAACATTGAAATCTCCGGTGCTCAAGCCCTGCCTTACATCTCCGCCGTGCACTTTGCACTTTGGAAATGCGGCGTGCAGGGCAAGCGTTACGCCGTCATAAATGCTGTTGAAATTGATGTTAGACATTGAACACCTCCCGCAATAGTTCTGTCAGCCGTTTCTCAAGCACCTTTGGAGCAACCTTTTCCAGTTCATGCTCCGACAGGGTGAGAAAATATTGCCCGGATACCCAACCTTTTCCGCCGGGTGTGCGGTGTCCAAACTCCACATAACTGGCATATTCCACGGGGTTGATAACCTCAATGTAGTAGTTGCTGCCCTGTTTGAACACCGGCAGGCTTTGTGCATAGGCTTTGACATCCGCCTTGCCGCCCTTTGTTGCCTCGGCTTGGCTCTTGGCTGTCCAGCCACGGCGGAGTGTGCCGCCCTTTTTGCCGGTTGATTTTGGATATTGCCCAACCGGGGTGGCGGGGATGACCAGAGAAAGCAGGCGTGCCGCCAGTTCCTTTGAGGCATCCCGGCAAAATTTCTGCATGTCCATTGACTGGAGCCGGTCAATATTCTCTTTCAGCTTGAGTAGCTGCTTGTAGTCGCAGTTGCCCCAATTCATCACGCCCACCCCCTAAACAGTTCAAGGGGGATTTCTTGATGGATAGAGTAGACCGCAGGTGTGCCGCTCCGTTCATAGTCACGGGTGACACCGTTCTGCGTGACCGTGACCTTGGACCCCTCTGGGATGTCCACGGAGGGGTCAATATAAAGGGTCACGGACTGTGCAACCGCAGCAGCCTCCTCAGAGGGTTGTGTGCTCTTTACGGTAGTGTGAGATATGCGGCAGGGGGCATCTGATACTGTCACTCTTTCAGTTGGCTCCGTGCGGCCATTGGCGGGGTTGAGAACACCCTCCAGCACGGTGACCGTAGCCTTGCCTTTCCACATACCCTGCACAGCCTTTTTATAGGCGGCGCTTACCATCGCATCCTCCGATAAGCCGCAAGGGTGCTCTCTGCTGGGTGCATCAGCGTGGCAAGCAGGGCATCAAAGCGTGCCTCCGCAGATTGTGCGCCATCGCTTGCACCGGCAAAGGTGACAGAAATATCACCCTCTGTAATGCTTTTGGTAGGAGCCTCAAAATCAAAGCCCTCCAAAGCACCGGCGGCTTTTTTGTTATACATAAAGTGACCGGCCACCATATCCACAAGCGTGTAAAAAAGGCCATCCGGCAACAACTTTTGATTGATGTTTGCCAGGATGTCCTTTTCACACTTATTGATGAGATATTCAAGGCCGGTTTTGTCATTGTCGGTGACCTCGTACCCCAACATAGCCAATCGGAGCACAACGGCCTCATACACGGTCACGGCGTACCACCTTAGCCCTTAGACTTGATGCAGCACATGGCAATAGCCTTATGGGCAATATAGGAGCGGTCGCTCTCGCTTTCCTCGCCGGAATGGACAAGAGCCCAGTTGGCGCCGTTCTCCAGTTCCGCATTAGTCGGGGAGAGGGAGGACTGGGACTTTTTCTCATAGGAGATGCCAAAAGGTGCAAACACCTTGCGCTGACGGGTATAGAGGGTGTCCTGTCCGCCGTGGGTCTTGGGGTCACGGGACATTTCATAAGGCACCTTAGCGCCGATGTCCTCAAAGCTGATAGAGCCCTCGCCAAGCACATAGCTGGTGTACTGCGTACCGGCAACAACATAGCTGTCCGCAGCAGGCTTTCCCGTACCAAAATACGGGGTAACCTTGGACTGGTCAATCTGCCCGGTGGATGCACCGGATGCCTTTACCTGGACAGCACCAGGCGTTGTGCTTTCGGCAGGGAAATAGCCGTCAACGGCCGGCATACCATCATCAACCACAACCAGCTTGCCATTCCAGGAGTAGAGGGTGAGGTCACGGGTCACGCCGTCCTTGTCAGTGTACTTGAGGGCGGTGAGCAGGTTGAGGTTTTCCAGGTTAGTAGCTACAACGGAGTGCATAAACACCATTGCAAACTTTTTCTTGCGGTCACCGCAAGCCTGGGCGGTTGCCGTGTTGAGTGTGGTTGCCTCCATAGGACCGTCCACCGCAAAAGTGTGAGCCTCTACAAACTCGCCGCTCTTGCCGCCGGTCATAGAGAAAACGCCCTTGAGAATGGCAAGGATAGTGTCCTGGTCAACATCCTGCCAGTATTCGGCAACCTGCTGTGCAACATTGTCCATAAAGTCAACGCCGCCGGTAATGTCATAGGAAAAATCCTTTTCCACCCATGCCTTGGCACGGCCGATGACAACCACGCCCTGCTCAAAGGTCTTGGTGCTGGTTGCGGTGATGTCGGTCTTGCCGTCATAGTTTACGGCATCCCCATCAAGCAGGCCACGCATGGCAATCCTTGCATAGCCGGTGCCATTCTGGCTTGCGAACACCTCACGGATGTCCGGGTTGCCTACCAGCACACGGCTCTTGCGGATTTCGTTGAGGCGGGTGCGGGGGATGCGGTCAGCCTTATACTTAAAGGCCTCCGGGTTAAAGCTCTTTGCATCAAACTTAGTGTTAGCCATTTTTATCATCCTTTCTGTTAGTCAGTAGATTTGGTTTTGTTACGCTTTGCGGCTCCTGTGGCTTTCTGAGAGCCGTTTTGAGTACCGGTGGTGTCCTCGGTTGCCTCTGTGGCTTTCGTGCCGTCAGCGGTCAAATTTGGGGCATCCTCGGTGGTTTCTGCGGTGTCTGTGTCCATCTGGGCAAGCACTTCTGCGGCATCCTTGCCCAACCGGGCAATCACTTCCGCAGTGACAGCCTCCGCCAAACCGTCCACATCAATGGCAGGCGGCAGGTTTTCAGCCATAAACTGCACAACGCCCTCCTGGGTGCGGGGTAGAGTGGATGCGGGCACGCCGGTCAAACGGCTTGCCAGATTTCTCAGCGCCTCCTCAAAGGACACCGTGCGCGGTGCGGTGATATTTCTCATAGCTTATTCCTCCAGTTTCGCATCGGGATTTTTTGCAAGATAGTCCGCCAACTCGGAGTAGGACATCTCGGAGAGCTTTTTGTTGCTCCCAGGCTTGCCGCCGTCTGCTCCATCGCCGGGTTTCCATCCCTCATACTTGGCCGCCGTCCCAAACATGAAATCTGTGGCAGCGTCCTTTTTCAGAGCCTCAACCTTATTGGCAAGGGTGATGGTTTCCCCACCAACTGTTGCGGTGACTTTGCCATCCACGATTTTGGCACCCTCCAAAAATTCAGCCAGCACAGCCCTTACGGCGGTGTTGTTCTTGGACCCTGCGGCGGTGAGCTCCGCATCCACTGCAGCCATCAGCTTGACCTTGGCAAGCTCCTTGTCATAGTTGGCTTTGGCATCCTTGTTTTGCTTGGTGAGGGTTTCAATCTGTTTGGTGAGTTCCTCATTGTCACCGGCGGACTTTTTCAAGTCCTCAAGCTGCTTGTCACGGGTCTTGATGCCCTCATTGAGTTGGGTGACCTGGGTTTCCAGTTCCTTGACCTTGCCGGTCTTTTCATTGAAGTCGGCGCGGGCA